GCACAGATGTTAGCCATGCAATATAAGAAAAAAGGTGGAGGGTATCGTGACTAAGAAGTGGATTCAGGAAGCCATCAAGAAGCCGGGCGCGCTTCGCAAAGAACTTGGCGTTAAGGAAGGCAAGACCATTCCCGCCAAAACGCTTGCCAAAGCCGCTAAGAAGCCCGGTACGCTTGGCAAACGCGCTCGCCTAGCCCAGACCCTTAAGAAGATGAAATGAAAGCGCCACAGCGTTCTTTAAAGGCGTGGACTGACCAGAAGTGGAGAACTAAAAGTGGTAAACCGTCAACGCAAGGCTCAAAAGCCACAGGCGAACGATACCTACCGGAGGCAGCGATTAAGTCGTTATCTCCGTCAGAGTATGCTGCTACGACTAGAGCAAAAAGAGCGGGAAAGAAGTCAGGAAAGCAATTCGTAGCACAGCCCAAGGGCATAGCTAAAAAAGTAGCTCCGTATAGGAAAACCAAATGACGACTTCTGGAACCAGTACATTTAACCTAAACCTCAACGAACTCGTAGAAGAAGCATTCGAGCGTTGTGGTTCTGAGTTGCGTTCTGGTTATGACCTTCGCACGGCGCGTAGAAGTTTAAACTTGCTGACTATTGAGTGGGCTAATCGTGGCATCAACCTGTGGACTATTGAGCAAGGTTCGATTCCGCTGGTTTCTGGTACGGCAACATATACGTTGCCCGTAGATACAATTGACCTAGTTGACCATGTTATCCGTACTGGAACAGGTCAGAACCAAACAGACATCAACATCAACCGCATCAGTGTGACTACCTATGCGGTGATTCCCAATAAGAACGCCACTGGCCGTCCGGTTCAAGTGTGGATTAACCGTCAATCTGGTGCTACCTACCCTGCGGGTGGACAGCCCGCCGGAACAGATGCAACCACGGGCATTGACTATCCGAACATCACCGTCTGGCCGACTCCTGATAGCGCACAAACATACACGTTTGTTTACTGGCGTATGCGCCGCATTCAAGACGCTGGTGTTGGTGGCACCAAGACTCAGGACATTCCGTTCCGGTTCATTCCTTGCATGGTTGCTGGCTTGGCCTATTACCTTGCAATGAAGCTGCCCAACATCGACCCGCAGCGTCGTATGGAACTGAAGTCTGACTACGAACAACAATTCCAGCTTGCTGCTGAAGAAGACCGGGAAAAAGCTCCGGTTCGATTTGTTCCGCGCAGTTTGTTCTATAGGTGATTAAATGCCTAACAGGTTTTCATCTGGCAAGCATTCAATCGCGGAATGTGACCGATGCGGGTTCCGCTATAAGCTGCTGCATTTAAAGTATTTGACGATTAAAACAAAGCTGACGAACATTCGTGTTTGTCCGCAATGCTGGGAACCGGACCAACCGCAGTTGCAGATTGGTATGTATCCAGTTAATGACCCGCAAGCCGTTCGTCAACCAAGACCGGATACAAGTTATTATGTTTCTGGAAATAATGGCGAAGGTAGTAGAATTATACAATGGGGTTGGAATCCGGTTGGTGGCTCAAGGGCAAATGATGATTACCTAACGCCAAACAATCTGGCGCTTCAAATTACACTTGGGACAGTAACCGTAGTAACAACTTAAGGAACAATCATGGACAAGAAAGAAGTTAAGAAGATTGCTGATACGGAAGCAGAAAAGGCTGTAAAGGGCCATGAAACCCGTATGCACGGCAAGGGCTTCGCCAAAGGCGGCAAGACCAATCTTGATATGAAGAAGTATGGTCGCGGCATGGCTAAGGTCATCAATCAACGCACTTCGTCGCGGGGTCGATAATGGCTAAGTTCAGTATGAAGGTTGGAGGCAAGGAAGTTGGCTCCGCTGAAGTCTATGCACAGCCGCATACCATGACTGGTGGCCCGGTTGAGCTTGACAATGGCTACAAGGCTGGTGATACCGAAGCCAAAGAAGTCAAGATGAGCGTTGGTAACATCAACCGCAATGGGTATGACCCCAAGGCCAAGGATGATGGCATCACTATCCGTGGTTGTGGCGCTGCTACCAAGGGTACTAAGGCCCGAGGCCCGATGGCTTAATCATGAACTATACGCAACTCGTAAACCAGATAAACGCATATACCGAAAACCAATTCGGTACAGATTCTTCAGGTTCGCCTGAAGTAGATACGTTTATCAAACAAGCCGAGCAGCGTATATACAATACGATTCAGTTTCCGTCGCTTCGCAAAAATGTTACCGGCGCAACATACATAAACAACAAATACCTTTCCGCTCCAAATGATTTTCTGTCTGTGTTTTCAATGGCAGTTGTAGATGACACTGGGGCGTATTCGTATCTGTTAGATAAAGACGTAAACTTTATTCGTGAAGCCTATCCGGTTCCGACTGATACTGGACTGCCGCAGTATTACGCTTTATTTGGACCTACCACAACAAATGCTGCTACGCCTGTAATTACAAATGAGCTTTCATTTATTCTGGGTCCGACACCTGATGATGCTTATACCATTGAGCTTCATTACTATTACTACCCAGAGTCAATTACCACCGCCGCTACATCTTGGCTGGGCGATAACTTTGATTCCGTTCTCTTTTATGGCTCTTTGTTGGAAGCGTACACCTATATGAAGGGCGAGGCGGATGTTTATACTGCATACCAGAAGCGGTATGACGAAGCTCTTGCTATGGCTAAACGTCTGGGTGATGGCCTTGAGCGTGGTGATGCGTACCGTGACGGGCAATACAAGCAGAAGGTGGTTTGATGGCTTTTACCGGCAACTACACTTGCGACACGTTTAAATCTGGCTTACTGGCCGGTACTTTTGATTTTGCCGCACCGACTACACAGACTTTCAAGATTGCTTTGTATACGGCAAACGCTACTTTAAACGCGCAGACCTCTGCATACACGACCAGCAATGAAGTTGTAGCGACGGGATACACCGCAGGTGGACAGACTATTACTCCATCTGTAGGTTTCTTGGATGGCGTTTCATACTTGGATTTTTCTGACGCTACTTGGACTGGTGTTATTACTGCACGTGGCGCATTGATTTATCAAGGTAGTAGTAACATCGCTTTGTTTGTTCTTGATTTTGGGTCGGATAAAACGTCTACTACCCAATTCCAAGTTCAATTCCCTGTAGCAACAAACACATCGGCCTTAGTCCGAATTTCCTAAAGGAGTTAATAATGCTTAACAGCGAAAAAATTGCTCCCACCGATAAGGCTGGGGCTAGCATTGCAAAGAGTGGTGACACTCAAGAAACCGTCTCGATGGTTGGTTCGTACACCGTTGAATGTATTGCCGCTGATGGCACGGTGCGTTGGACTGACACCATTGAGAACCTCGTGGTCAACGTCGGCAAGATTGACTTGCTGGACAAGTATTTTTCGGGCAGCACCTATACCGCTGCTTGGTATCTTGGTCTGGTTGATGGCGGTTCGACCCCGACTTATAACGCTGCTGACACTATGGCGTCTCACGCTGGCTGGACTGAAAATACTTCCTACAGCGGTACCAACCGTCCGACCCCAACGTGGAACTCTGCTACGGGTACGGGTGGTGGTGCTGGTTCTGCTGGTACGGGTTCCAAGGCTACGACTGCCACCGCATTTAGTATCAATGCTACGGCTACCATTGCTGGCGCTTTATTAACTAATACTGCCGCCAAATCGCCGGGTAACACGGGTATTTTGTATTCGGCTGGTTCGTTCACGGGCGGCAACCGTTCGGTCATCAATGGTGACACGCTGAACGTCACCTACACGGCTCAGTGCTAAGGAGATAATCATGGCTGCATTTAAACCTAATGATAGCGTCAAGATTAAGTTCTCGATGATGGCAGGCACTGTTACCGGCGCTGCGCTGGATGACGTTACGCTTGATGTCCAATACAAGGTTGCATACAAAGACAAGTTTGGCGAAGACCAAGAACGGTACTTCAGCGAAGCTGACCTTGAGGCTTAATCAGGAAGCCGGGTAACACCGGCTTTTTAATTGGAGTAAACATTGGCTAACCGCTATTGGGTTGGTGGCACTGGAACGTGGAACACATCTTCCACAACTAACTGGTCTACCTCTTCTGGTGGCTCTAGTGGTGCGTCTGTACCAACCGCATCTGATTCTGTTTTCTTTGACCAAGCCGGTACTTATACCGTCACATTGACGGGGGCTTTGACTTGCCTTGATATTACGGTATCAGCGGGTACGGTTACTTTTTCTAGTACTGGAACACTTGCGGTTAGTGGCTCCATGTCTTTGGTTGCCGCTACTGTTTGGAGCGCCAGCGGAACAATAACATTTAATGCCACAACAACTGGCAAAACAATTAATACAAGCGGAATAAATATTTCTGGTGGTATTACTCTAAATGGTGTTGGTGGCGGATGGACCTTAGGAAGCAATCTGCTAATGACATCTGGCAGCGGAACGCTAACTTTAACACTTACCAATGGGTCATTTGACGCATCAACATACAACGTCACTGTTAGTAGTTTTGCCTCAAGTAATAATAATACAAGAACCTTATCTATGGGTTCTGGTACTTGGAGTTTAGCAAGTGCTGGTTCCACTTGGAATATTGCAACGACGACCAACCTGACCTTTAACAAAGGTTCTGCAAACATTATTTTTACTGCTGGTGGTATAAGTTCCAAAACATTTTCTGGTGGTGGGCTTACATACAACAAACTGACTCTTGGCGGCACTACTGGCATATACACTCTAACAATATCTGGCTCAAATACATTCAGCGAACTTGCTAGCACCAAGACCGTAGCGTACACAATTACCTTTACTGCTGGCACGACAACCACCGTCACAACTTGGTCAATTACCGGAACATCAGGAAACGTAGTAACGCTTAATAGTAGTACGGCTGGTTCTTCTTACACACTTGCCCTAGCGGGTGGCGGATACCTGACTGGCATTAATTATCTTAATGTCCGTGATGCCATTGGCAGTCCAATTTCTGATACTTGGTACATCGGCTCAAACTCAGTAATTAATGCAACCGCTCCTAATAGCGGATATGCAATGCTCACAACTCAACGTGCGCTTAATGCCGTTGTGGTTCTTACTTCTACTTCTAGCACTTCTTATTCTGTACCGGCAGAATTTGTTGGTTATTCGTCAACCGTTCATTTGATTGGTGGTGGTGGTGGTGGTGCAAGCGGACGAGCAAGTGGAAACTTGAAAGCTGGCGGTGGTGGCGGCGGCGGTGCTGGATATACAAAACTAACAAACCAATCACTTTCAGGCTCAATTACATATCAATGCGGAAGTGCTGGTGCGGGCGGTGCAACCGGTGGTAATGATGGAACTGCTGGTGGTACAACCTCTTGGAACTCTGGTGCTGCTACAGCAGGCGGCGGTGGCGGGGGTCAAGCAACTACTACTCCAACATCAACTGGCGGTACGGGTGGCAGTTTTACTGGAGGTAGTGGATTTAGTGGGGGTACTGGTGGTGCTGGTGCTACAGGCAATAGTTCGATTTCGACGGCTGCTGGTGGTGGTGGCGCTGGCGCTGGTGGTCCTAATGGGGCCGGAGGGAATGGCGGTGTAGGTTCTTTTGCGGCGACTCCGGCTGGTGGAGGTGGTGGCGGCAATGGTGGTGGAACCGCTGGTGCAAATGCAAGCGGAGGTACAGGCGGCACGGGTGGCAATAACTCATCTGGTGTTGGTGGTGGCGCATCAGATACATCTGGTGCAGTCGGCGGCGGTGGTGGTGGCTCTGCAAACAATAGTGATGTTGGTGGTAATGGTATTGATGTGTTTGGTATTGGCGGTGGTGGTGGCGGTGGTGGCGGGGACGGTTCAATCAGAACCAATACTGGTGGTTTGTATGGCGCAGGTGGCGGTGGTGGTGGTGGTGGTTTTGGTGGCCAAATACGTGGTTCAAACGGCTCTCAGGGCGTAATCATAATTGTTGTTACCTTCGGAACAACTTATAGCGTTTCTATTAGTGAAACTTCCACTGTTACAGAAAGTGTTCAAGCATTTTTAAGCGTACTTGGTTTAACAACAGAAACCATTACAGCAACAGAAACGGAAGATGTAGTTATATCTACAAATGACCAAATATCAGAAACAGCTACAGCAACCGAAACAGAGTCTGCTATTTTCTCAACGTCAGTGGCACTTACTGAAACGGCAACCGCCACTGAAACGGAAGAAGCATTCAAAGGTAAATCTGGAGAACTTTCAGAATCTGTTAACCCAGACGATAGCGAAACATCTGTTCAGTCCGCAGTAGGAAATGTAAACGAAACTGCAACGGCTGCTGAAACTGAATCTGCACAGTTAGACGCCGTAAGTGCAATTACAGAAACGGCAACCGCTACTGAAACAGAAGATGCGAGCGCACAAAAGCCTGTAAGCCTCACAGAGACAGCAACTGCAACGGACAGCCAGTCCGCCACTCAGACACTTGTTGGTAACATCCTTGAATCAATTACCGCAGTTGATTCTGTAAGTGCAGTATTTAGTACAGGCGTAAGTATTACTGAAACAATCTCCGTTACCGATTCTGTTGTAGGTTTGTGTGTTTTTGGAAGGGCGCTTACAGAAACCGCCACGGTAACCGATGCTGTATCTGCGGCTGTTAGTGTTTTTAAAGCGCTTACAGAATCTATTACGGCCACAGAATCTGAGGTTGCATTAAATGTTTCTGTTGGTGATATTACTGAAACCGTTAGCCTTACCGACACAGAGACCAGCCTGATTGACTTTTTGGTGGATGTTCAAGAATCTATCGACCCTGCTGACTTACCCAATGCCACGTTTATTACTACTGTATTCATCACAGAAACTGCTACCGCTGGCGCGGTTGTAACGGCACGGTTCCTATGGGAAGTAATTGATGATTCCCAAGGCACAGTTTGGAATTTAATAAACAACTCAGAAACGTCAGGCTGGACGATAATCAACAACAATGAATCAACGACTTGGTCTGTCATCCCGACAAACCCAACTTGAGGTTGCGCTGTCAACCATTTAAACTAAAGCATTCCCAGAGGAAACGAAAATGGCAAGTACGTACTCAACACTAAAATTTGAACTGATTACTACAGGCGAACAGGCTGGTACTTGGGGTGATACAACCAATACAAACATCGGCACCGCAATTCAAGAGTCTATTGCTGGTCGCGCCACCGCAACTTTTACGTCAGATGCTGATTTAACACTTTCGCTTACTGAAAGTAATGCAACACAAGTTGCCCGTAACTACATTTTAAACGTAACGTCATCTGTAAGCCTTACGGCTACAAGAAACCTGATTGTTCCAACAATCAACAAACCGTACATCATTGAAAACAATACAACCGGAAGCCAAAGCATTGTTGTAAAGACATTAGCAGGTACTGGAGTTACAGTGCCTAATGGCAAGAAGGTTATGGTTTACGCCAACAACACAAACGTTGTTGCGGCTTTTGATGCAGCGCCAACCCTGCAAATTGGCGCAACCTACGGCGATACTTCTGTTTATGGTGCAGTGTTTACCGCATCAATTTCAGGTACAACCATGACCGTTACTGCCGTTAGCTCAGGCACTATTAAAGTTGGTCAGCCAATTGTTGGGGATGGGGTAACGGGTGGGACTACTATTGTTGCATTGGGTACCGGCACGGGTACCACAGGCACTTATACGGTAAGTGCTTCTCAAACAGTAGCATCAACTACCATTAGCACCATCACCGCGCAAGCGGTTGGATTATCGGTTTCTACCACCGATGCAGTTCAAGTTCCTATTGGTACTACTGCACAACGTCCTAGCGGTGCCACTGGGCTTATTCGGTATAACACCACGCTTAATAGGTTTGAGGGCTACACCACAAACGCTTGGGGTTCTATTGGAGGCGGGGCTACCGGAGGCGGTTCCGACCAGATTTTTATTTTAAATGGGCAAACCGTAACCTCCAACTATACGGTTCCATCTACTAATAACGCCGGTACTTTTGGCCCTGTAACAGTCAATTCTGGCGTAACGGTTACGGTGCCGTCTGGCAGCGTCTGGACTGTGGTTTAAGGAGAATATATGTCAGTCGTAATCAATGGTACAAGTGGCATTTCTGGGGTAGACGGTTCTGCTGGAACCCCGGCCGTTCAAGGTTCAGATAACAACACTGGGGTGTTTTTCCCCGCCGCAGATACGGCAGCAATTGCTACTAACGGCGCCGAACGGATGCGTATCGACTCCAGCGGTAACGTCCTTGTGACTAATGTTGCTGGTCTTGGCTACGGCACAGGTGCTGGCGGTACTGTTACTCAGGCCACTAGCAAATCCACTGCCGTCACGCTCAATAAGCCTACTGGTCAAATTACGATGAATGCGGCGGCGTTGGCTGCGGGTGCAGCGGTGGTTTTTAATTTGAATAATATTTTAATTACATCCGTTGATTGTGTGGTTGTGTCTGTGGGTGGAGGAACGGGAACTCATACGGCACAAATCGTAAACGCAGTAAATGGTGCTTGCCAGATTAGGGTTACAAACACAACTGGCGGGTCTCTATCAGAAGCCGTTGCCATCAACTTTGCCATTATCAAGGGAGCAACATCATGATTTACTTAGCCGCAGTCTGTCACGACATTAAATCAAACACTTTAGAAGCCACATGGCTTGAAGAAGTCAAAGGTGACAACGATGTTGTTACCGAACTCAAGCGTGTCAAGTGCCGTAACTACAGCGTTGAGCAAAAAGACGAGTTCCTTGCTGATTGCAATGCTGACGGTCAGAAGTATGTTGATATGGCTGGTTGGTAATCATGAGTACCGTAAAAACATATAACGTAGATTCTGGTGATACCACCAACCTTGTCCTCAAGACGAACGGTACGACTGCACTTACGATTAACGGCACGACTCAGGCAGTAGCAACAGCAACAGGTGCTTTGTACCCAATTGTTTCTGGTACTACAGTTACTACAGCCACCACCTCATTCACTGGCGCAACCTCTGGTGCTTCCACGACCCTTACGGCTTCTTCAGTTACTGGAACGATTCAAGTTGGGCAAGTAATTGCTGGCACTAACATTACCGCTGGCACAACCATCACAGCACTTGGCACCGGAACGGGCGGTGCTGGTACTTACACAATTAGTCCTGCGTCAACTGGTACAGTCAGCGGCACAATTACTGTCGTGGGCGTTGACTTTCTTAGCATCCCGTCGTGGGTTAAGCGTATTACTGTGATGTTCAACGGGGTGAGCACAAGTGGGACTTCACTCGTCATTGTGCAAATTGGTTCAACAACATTTACTACAACTGGTTACTCTGGTGGGGCTACATACACAAATACAGCTAGTGGTGCATCCAGTGTAAGCAATGGTATTTGCATAGGGGCAAACTCAAGTGCTGCCCATGTTAGAAATGCAATCCTTACGCTTTGCGCTCTTGGCTCAAATGTCTGGGTCGGCACAGGAATAACAGCCATCCCCGGTGAAACAGGAACTGGCGGCGGCGCCGTCGCTCTTTCCGGCACCCTAGACCGAGTCCGCATCACCACAGTCAACGGCACTGACACCTTTGACGCTGGCTCCATCAACATCCTCTACGAGTAAATCATGCCAATCAAACTTAAAGGCTCTTCGTCTGGTGACATTACGTTAGATGTTCCGGCGACTGCTGGTACTAATACACTTACGCTCCCGGCGGTTACTGATACTCTGACGGGCATAGCAGCCACTCAAACGCTTACAAACAAAACGCTGACTAGCCCAACCATTACTGGACCAACTATTACCGGAACTATTTCTGGAAGCCCGACTATTACTAGCCCAACTATCAGCGGAACCCCGGTTATGGGCGCGTCTGTTATTACCTCTGGTACTGCTCAAGCGTCCACTTCTGGAACGTCTATTGATTTCACTGGCATCCCGTCGTGGGTTAAGCGTATTACTGTAATGTTTAGCGGCGTGTCTACATCAGGCACTAGCGTACTTCAGGCGCAAATTGGCGCAGGTTCTATCACTACTACGGGGTATACGTCTGGCGGGCAAGCTGGTGGAACTGTTAGCAACTTAACGTCGGGTTTTATTTTAATGCCCGCAATGTTCGCGGCTAATACTTTTAGCGGCACAGCAACAATTTGTAATCAAACAGGAAATTCTTGGGTATATTCATCCGTTTTAGGAACCGTTAACAGCGCAGCTTCCCCGTGTATATGCGGTGGAAATATTACTCTTTCTGGAACTCTTGACCGAGTTCGTTTAACCACCGTCAATGGCACTGACACCTTCGACCTTGGCTCAATCAATATTCTTTACGAGTAAAAAAACTATGGACCCAGTAACTATTCTTGCTGCGCTTGGCCCGCTTGCCGTAGACCTTGGCAAATCGCTGATTAGTAAGTTCATTGCGCCAGACCAGTTTAAACCCGCAACGATTGAGCAATATGCCAAGATGAAGGAAATCGACCTTGAGATGTTTAAGGCGATGAATGATGCTGGTGGTGCTAACCCATCCTATCCGTGGGTCGAAGCGGTAGTACGTTTAATGCGTCCATCTGTAGCAATTCTTGTGCTTGGTACTTGGGCGTATATGACCATGTCTAGTATTTCTAACCCCGCCGTTGATAACTTCGCTGCCGCCATTGGGTTCTATCTATTTGGTGACCGCACATTGTTCTACTCACGGAAAGCTAAATGATTGCATCCAGAAACATTGATGACCTGCTGCCTGTAGTTAAGGAGAAGGTTAAGAAGTTCGTTGCGCTCTGTAAGGGTGATGGCATCGAGCTTCTTATTACATCAACGTATCGGGACAATGAAAGCCAAAACGCGTTGTATGCTCAGGGTAGAACCGAGCCGGGGAAGATTGTTACTAACGCCAAAGGCGGGCAGTCTTTTCACAACTACCGATGTGCTGTAGATGTTGTACCGCTGGTGAATGGAAAACCAGACTGGGATGGTACTCACCCTATTTGGGCAAAGATTGGTAACTACGGCAAGCTGGCCGGTTTGGAATGGGCGGGGGAGTGGACTAGGTTTAAAGAACTAGCGCACTTTCAATATACCGGTGGTTTAACATTAAGCGACCTACGGGCTGGCAAGGAAGTTAAGTAATGGCACAAACCCTATCCAAGCTGGTATTCAAGCCGGGCATTAACCGCGACCAGACTAACTACGCCTCCGAGGGTGGTTGGTATGACTGCCAATGGATTCGGTTTCGCTCAGGGTTTCCGGAGAAGATGGGCGGTTGGGTTGTTTCTTCAACTAATCAATACAATGGCGTGTGCCGTTCTATTTTTCCGTATGCTACCCAAGACTCTTCGACGCTTTTAGGAATTTCAACAAACACAAAACAATACGTCGCCATTAACTCTGGTGGCACAACCTTGTTTGATGTAACACCGCTTCGTGCTTCCAATGCCATTGTTGCCGCCGGGGATATAAATGGCACAACTTTAACTGTTTCAAACTTTACATCAGGTGCCATACTTATTGGACAAACCGTTAGCGGTTCTGGTGTGACTGCTGGAACAACTATTACTGGCTATATTACTGGAGCTGGTCGTCTTGGAACCTATACGGTATCGCCATCACAAACGGTGGCGAGCACCTCGCTGACACTAACAGATTTGGGCGGGTCTACAAATAACTGCTTTACGACTGCCGCATCGTCTTCAACAGTAACTGTAACAATCAATGGTCACGGCGCATTGGCTGGAGATTTTGTTACTTTCAGCGGTGTTACTGGAACGATTGGCGGAGTTGCTGCTTCGTACTTTAATTCCAACTTTCAAATATTAACCAAAACAACAAATACTTTTACCATAACAATTGGTACCACAGCCTCATCCGCTGCTACTGGTGGGGGCACCGCAATTATCGCGGCATTTCAAATCCACCCCGGCAATGAAAATTTAGTAATTGGATATGGTTGGGGCGCTGGTGGTTGGGGTGGTCAATCGGCTGGATACTCAAATACTGGCTGGGGGAATGGCTCTCAGAAACAAGTAGTCCTTCCCGCCAGATTGATATTCCAAGACCGGTATTTGGATACATTGTATTTCAATATTCAAAATGCCACTGGCACTTCTTTATACGACAGTGCCGGTTCAAACATTTTCTACTGGCCGTATGCAAGTGCATTTAATACCAATGCAATTCGTTTAGACCAAGCGTTGGGAGCAACATCCGTTCCTCAACGGGTGGGACAGATTTTGTTTGCCCCGTCTGGTCATTTATTGGCATTGGGCTGTACTGATTTGACTGGTGCTTATGACCCACTGCTTATTCGGTGGTCTAATGTAGACCCTGTAAACGGACCACAACCACAAGATTGGTATCCCACCGCAACAAATACTGCGGGTGACTTGCGCGTAGCGTCTGGCTCTGGGATTGTGGCCGCAGAAAAAGCGCGCCAAGAAATACTTATCTTCACAGACTTTAGTATTAACTCACTACAGTTCCTCGGCACCTCGGATGTTTTTGGTCTTCAAGAACTGGATGCCAACATAAGTATTGTCGGACCTAGCGCATCTATTGCCGTAAACAACGTCGTGTATTGGATGGGCGTTGACAAGTTTTACCAATATAACGGGCGTGTTGATACGCTACCCTGCACTCTTCGGCAATACATTTATCAAAACCCCGGCATAAACAATCAACTGGCTCCGTTATTTATTGCTGGTGGCAACGCAGAGTTTAATGAAGTGATGTGGATATATGCTGATGCCGCATCCAACACTCTTAATAGATATGTAATCTATAACTACCAAGAACAAATTTGGTATTTTGGTCAATTGAATAGAACATATTGGACTGACGCTGGTTATGTGATTAACCCTGTTGCCGCGCAAGACGGTTGGATTTATCAGCACGACTACGGTGTTAATGCTGGCGGTCCTAATGGCACCAGCACAGCCATTAATTCATACATCACATCCGCTGACTTTGATATTGGTGACGGCAATCAATTTATGCTGATGCGTCGGATTATCCCTGACGTTAACTTTACTAATTCAACCGCCACTAACCCCACCGCTTATATAACAGTCGGTGTGCGTAACTTCCCCGGCGCTGCTATTTCCACAACAAACGAAGAAGGGCAAACCACCTCTCAATCCGTTATTGTTGGACAACAAGTCCAAGGCGGCATCACTACACCTGCCACCACCGCCACAATTAATCAGTACACAAACCAAGTGTTTATCCGTGCGCGGGGCCGTCAGATGAACTTCACAATTGGCTCAAACACTCTGGGCGTTCAGTGGCAGTTGGGATTCCCGCGTCTTGATGCACGAGAAGATGGCCGGAGAAGCTAAATGGGGCTTATAAAATTCAAGGCTCCGTCGCTGCCGATACCGACAACGACATACAGCCAAGACCAACAACAGCAGCGCGATAACTCATTGCGCTTGTATTTCAATCAGATTGATTTTGCATACTGGGACGGCACAAAAGTAGTTAACCCATACGGCGCGTGGAAAAGTTTAGTAACCCAGACTGCTACCGCTAATACGGCTACAGCAGTTGCTTTGGAAGTTGTGGATTACGAAAACTCCACATCGATTGCTTCATCTTCACGGATGACTGTGGCTTATCCGGGCATTTATAACCTTCAATGGTCTGCTCAAATTCTTAACTCTGATATTTTGGCGCGAAGCCTTAGCGTTTGGTTGAAAAAGAATGGCACTGATGTAGTTGGTTCCACGAGGAACACTTCAGTGCAGATTGGGCAGGCAAACGGTGCTTGGAATTATTACATTCAATTAGCCGCAGCAGACTATATTGAAATTTACTGGTCTACCAACAACGCATTGGTAACTCTGCAAACATACGCTGCACAAACAACACCAACACGCCCAACCACACCATCAGTAATTGCCACTCTTTCTTTTGTATCAGCAATACCTTAATATTCAACAAACCGTTTAAAGGTTATAACTATGAGTATGCACGAAGTAGCAAAACATTTAGCAGCTATGGGTCGCCACGGTGACACTACGCTTGTCCATATGTCGCCGCAAGAAGTGTCGGCACTTCATGGCATTGCTTCGATTAATGGTACTCATCTAACTACTAACCCGCATACCGGACTTCCTGAGGCGTTTAGTCTGGGTGGTTTCTTCCGTTCACTACTGCCGACTATCGTCGGCGCTATCGCCGCCCCGCTGACAGGTGGAACCTCCATGCTTATCCCGGTAATGGCCGGCGCTGCTACTGGTGCTGCTTTAAACGGAAAAGACCCACTTATGGGCGCGCTTATGGGTGGTCTGGGTGGTTTCGGCGGCGCGGGCATTGGTAATGCCTTGAGCGCAGGTTCAGCCGCTTCTACTGCTGCGCAAGGTGCAAACACAGCATCAAATGCAGCAACCGCAGCAGAAAACGCAATTGCCGCTACCCCTAATGTAACGCCTGCATTTGGCGGTGCTGGAGAAGCAATAGGAACCACAACTTCTTTTGGTGTGCCGTCAGAAGGCATAACTCAAGTACAGCAATTAGCTGGACAAGATGCCGCAGCAAGAAGTTTAGCCAATTCTGCAATGCAGGCTCCCGCGCCGACCGGACTTGCTTCACTTGGAACAAGTGCAGGTCGTGATGCGTTTGTTAAGTCGCTTGGTGGAACTGGCCCCAACGCTGATTTGATGGCTGCTGGTAAGGTTGGTATGCCTCTAGCTATGGCGGGATTGGCTGGTATTGAACCGCCCAAGATGCCTCAAGAAAAAGAAGACAAGTACGACCCATATGCAACATTAAATCTTAATACCAATAGTGGATTGCGTTTGTTTGCTGAGGGTGGTGATGTCAACGAAACACCAGACCCGGATAGCAATCCCGCTGAGTATCAATCGGGCAAGTACGGTGTTCCAATGTTGAATAAAGCTGTTGGTGGTTTAGCCAGCTTTGCCCGTGGTGGCTACCTTGATGGTCCCGGCGATGGCATGAGCGATTCGATTCCTGCAAGCATTGAGGGCAAGCAACCGGCACGTCTAGCAGATGGTGAGTTTGTTGTACCGGCAGATGTTGTCAGTCATCTGGGTAACGGCTCCACCAAAGCTGGCGCACAACGTTTATACGCTATGATGGACAAGGTTCGCCATGCTCGCACCGGAACTACTAAGCAAGGCCAACAAATCAACCCGAAGAAATATCTTCCGGCATGAAAGTAGAACAAGTTCCACCGCAGTACATCCATCAGGTATGGCCTGATGTAGTTGGATTCATTGAAGATGCACTTCAATATGGTTGTGGCGAATATAATGCCGACCAGATGAAAGTAATGATTCTGCGCGGTGAACAAATTTTATTAGTAGCAGTAGAAGAAAACGCCGTCAAAGGCGCGGCAACAGTTCAGTTTATTGACTATCCCAACTATCGAGTGGCATATGTCACAAGTATCGGTGGAAGGCTGATAGCTAATAAAGATATGTTTAAAGAACTTACCGATTGGTGTAAGTTCAATGGAGCTTCAAAAATTCAAGGCGCAGCGCGTGAATCAATAGAACGGTTGTGGAAGCGACTGTTTAACTTTGAGCGTCGTTACGTCATTGTGGAGAAAGATTTATGAGCCGCGCACTACTTGCAGAAATTCCAGACCTTCCGATTGAGGCTTTTAAACACATCGGTGATAAGCGCATTAAGCCGCAAGGTGGTGGCGGTAGCCAGCCATCTACCACAACCTCAAATGTTAGCCAAACAAACCTTCCTGCATACGCACAGCCTTATTACACAGAACTCCTGAAACAAACTGGTAAGAATGTTTTTTCTACAGATACGGAAGGCAATGTAACGGGCATTAAACAATATGAGCCGTATCAAGGTCAGCGTGTTGCTGGCTTCAACCCCAGCCAACAGCAAGTGTTTGGTGAGACGATGGGGCTTAAAACTCCGGGCCAATTTGGGTATGCAACCCAAGGTGCGGGAGTTGGCAATTTGTTGGGATACGGAACAGCAGAGCGCGGTTTAAATGCTGCATTTGGCCCGACTCAAAACTATATGTCGGACTATATTCAAGGCGCTTTGAATCCTCAGATTCGTGAAGCCAATCTTCAAGCCGACTACGCAAAGCGCAATGATGCTCTTCAAAGCATGAGGGGCGGTTCTTTTGGTGGTAGCCGTCAAGCCCTTATGGCTGCTGAACGTGAGCGCAATGCCAATCAGATGGTTGGTGACATCCTTGGTAAGGGCTATCAAAGCGCGTTTGATGCCGCGCAGAAACAACAACAGTACCTTGGCACTCTGGGTATGCAGGGTCTTCAGCAAGGTCTGGCTGGTTCTGAGTTGATGGGCAAACTTGGTTCTGCCCAACAACAAGCTGACCTTGACCGCCTCAAAGCGCAAGGTGCGGTTGGTACAGAGCAGCAGGCACTGGAACAAAAGCAGAGAGACATTGATTACCAACAAGCAATGGAAAAGCGTGACTGGGAAAAGAGTCAGCTTCAGTTCTATAGCGACCTTCTGCGCGGTAATGCTGGTGCATTGGGTTCTCGTACTGTTAGCTATACCCCGACGCCATCATCCCTACAACAGTTGGGCGGTTTGGGGATTGCCGGTCTTGGCGCATATCTAAGAGGCTAGTAATATGAACCTTATCAAAGCAGCAGAACTTCTGAAGGGTGCGCCGGATACTGAACTTACTCAGTATCTTCAGAACCCTACGGGTGATTTTCCAGAATACCTAGTCGCCAGTGAAATTAAGCGCCGGGAAATCATGCGCGAAAAGTATGCTGCCGCAAATCAAGGTCAACCGACAAAGACTTCAATCATTGAAGAGTTGTTGCAAAAAGACAATCAACAAATGCGGCAACAACAGCCGCAACAACTACCTGAAGCTATGGGGATTGGCTCAGTCCCCCCGCCGGAAGGTATGCAACTAACTCCGGCCCCGATGATGGAAGCTGCACAACAACAACCGCAACAATTCTATGACGGCGGCGTTGTTGCTTTGGCCGAAGGCGGCAGTCTTGAAGATGCAATCCAAGAATATCTGCGCCCCCATATGTATGAAGGCAAGGGGATGCAATCAGCAGGAATCAACCCGTCAATTCCAGTTGGTGCTGGCAGCATGGATTTGAGCGCCGCATACAACCGTATGGGCGATGGCGTTCCTTCGCAAAGCAACGTGACAGGCCGGATTGGCGGTTCTTATCCGATGGGTGAGGGTCGTTTGAGTGCCGGTATTCAAGGCATTCATGCGCCCAGATATAGCGGTGTAACGGGCTATGACGTTGGCTACAGCAATGAAAAGAATCGTTTGATGGCTAACATCAACCCGACCCCTCATGGTGCTGCATTAGGAGCTTCTTATGGTCGTCGTCTTGATGATGATTCTTCAATTGATGCGCGCCTGATGCGCGACCCGCGCGGTCATATGAGTGGCAACTTAATGTACACGCGCCACTTTGCCAAAGGCGGTCCGGCTTATACCATCAATGAAGCAGACTACAATATTGACCCAAACCTTATTAAAGACGAAGCCATTCCTGAAGTGCATGAAATGAGCTATTACCAAGACCTAGCAAAAAATGCTTATGGTCCTAGCGCGGTGGCTGGCTATCAAGACACACTTGCAAAGCAACGCGCCAATTTAGAAGCTAACAAAAAGAACTACCTGTCTGACTTTTTGATTCAGTCAGGACTGGGAATGGCATCGTCTAAGTCGGTGCATCCGCTTCAAGCTGCCGCCGAAGGTGCTACTCAAGGCTTTAAGTTCTACCAACAGTCAAAGACTGCTGACGAACAAGCAGACCGCAACCTTACTGACGCTGAATATAAGTTTAAACAAGCAGAGCGAGCCGAAAGGGCTGGTTTGTTTGGTCTGTCACGCCAAATGTATAACGATGCCTATAGCCAGCACAATGTTGGAATGGACAACCGCCGAGCTTCCGAGCAACTCAAATTGACCGGCAAGCATTACTTGGAGAGTGCGCGCCACAATGCCTATACGGCGGGCCTTGAAGGGCAAAGGCTTGACATCTCGCGGTCGCAAGCGGGAAGCGAAGCGGCTTTGCGTCAAGCACAAATTGAAAACTACATAGAAAAACGGAATCTTCTTCGAGACCAACTTAAACTTCGTGGTCAACCGAAGCCCATGTCGGGCAAAGATAAACTTGCTGCTGTTACCAGCATTCAACGGTATGACCCGCAGTATGCTGCGCTTAAAACTAGTCTTGAAAAGGCTGCAAAGAAAGACCCGGCGCTCCAATACACCATTCAAGGTCAATTGGATGAATACATTAATAATCAACTAAACAAGTACGGTGACGTTTATACTGCTGCTGACCTAATGGGTTCAGATTAGTAAACAGGATGATTTATGCCTATTAATGCCAATATTCCGGGTGTTGGTATCGTCGCCGTTCCGGATGGATTGACCCCAGAACAGCAAAGTCAATACATTAGGCGCGCAGCAGAATCAAAGGGCGTGTTTATACCGGCTCCCGAACGCACCTTTGGGCAAGCCGTTTCTGACATTGGGGCATCTACCGCTGGCGGTTTTGGCGCTTTAGTCGCTCTGCCGGGGCAACTTACAGGCATTGCCGGTTTAACCGACATGGACAACGCGCTCACCCGGACGGGCGCGGCAATGCAGAAGTTTGGGCAAGAGCATAAGTCTGAACGACTCCAGCAAATGGAGCGTGAACGCGCTGCAAAGATTGCGGCAGAAGATACCGAGCTTGGCAAAGCATGGGTGGCCTTTAAGGAAACCGGCCTTTCCCCCGCACTGTTTACATCATTCCTTGCTGAACAAGCTCCACAGTTGTTGGTTGGTGGGGTTGGTGCAAAGGCTGCAAAACTTGCCGCTACTGGTGCGGCAAAAGTTGCCGGTCGGGAACTTGGCGAAGCCGCATTAGAAAAGGCTGCTACATCTGGCGCTGTAGGCGCTGGCGTAACCGCACAAGGCGCAGACATTGGTAGTGACACCTATCAATCGGTCATGAAAGATAAGGAGTTAGACAAGACTCCTGAGTACAAAGCACTTATTGGTCAAGGTTTAAATCCTGATGAAGCGCGTAAACAACTTGCTTTAAGTTCTGCACAAAAAGCTGCTGCTGGCGCTGGGGTTGCTAGTTATCTGACCTCCAAGCTACCCGGCGGTAGGGCTATCGAAGAAGCCATTGCTGGGAAGTTTAAACCCGGAATTATTCGTGGCATTGCCACTACCGCTCCGGGAGAACTTGTTTCTGAAGGTCTGGAAGAAGGTCTTGGTCAGGTTGCTTCAAACATTGCCAGACCGGGAGAACAAGACATCACAGCAGGCGTTGGTGAAGCGGCTGCTATGGGTGCGCTGGGTGGCCTTGGTATGGGTACCGGCGTTGGTGCGCTTAGTGGAATGGTTGGAGGGGCTAGGGAGCGTCAGCGGCAGGCTATGGAAGCCGCCATTGAAGAAGAACGTGCGCGTGATGCTGCCATCCCAGAAACCACTCAACTGTCACATCCGCAAGCCAGCGAAGTCCCCGCTGAACAGATTAAAACCGAAGCCAACGCTTTCGTATCAGCACTTCCCAAAGATGCTGAGTTTGGTCTAGACGATGTCGTAAAAGGCACTGGCGATACCATCAACCACGGCGGAGATGCTACGGCGGTTGTAAACAACCTACTGAACCGGGGCGAGATTGTCCAACTGCCCGGTGACAAATTTAAACGCATTGATGATGCTGACCGTCTAGTCCCGGCGCTGGATGCTGACAGCCGTTATGTTTATACGGTTCCTGTTGAACGACCGGGCGCTGAAGTCAATGACGGTTATCAGATTGAAGCTCCTGCCCTAAAGCTGTCCCGCACCGTTAAAACGCAGGAAGAGCTTAATAAGGTCAAGGGGTTGATGACCAAGTCAGCGGCAGAAAAAGCCAAGCCGATTGACGCACAAATCAAAACCCTCAAAGGCCAGATTGATGAAATCAACAAAGGTCTTGAGAAGGCAACAGTCACCCCGCGTTTAAAGCAAAAAGGTCTGGACTATCTTGCCGAAGGCGCACAGCAAGACATTGGTAAGTTAAATGACCAGATTGCACAACTGGAAGAACAGAAAGCAACGCTGACTGCTGAACCTATTGTTACGCCTATCAATCAACGCAATGAGATTGAAAAAGGTTATCAGGTTCGTGAGTACCGTCCTGACGGTGCGGCAAAGGTTCTGAAGGATTTTGCTACGCCGGAAGAAGCGCACAAGGAATTGATTGACAACGCTCCGCGTGAACAGCTTGAGGCAATCCACCAAAGCACTGAACCTCAATTTGAGCCAGTTCGCAATGAACTGCAAAAGCGTATCGAATCTGTCAAGCCGGAAGAAGCTCCGGAAGCTGAAACGCCGACTGAAATAACGCCTGAGATGGAACAGAAGTTGACTGCGGTCACTTCGCGTATGCGTGGCATATTAGACCAGATGGGTTTACAAGGCATTGGCCTTAATGTTGAGCAACGCCTTAAAGAGGCCGTAAACGGCAAATTAAGCCCGATTGATGGTAAGTACCTTAACCGCGTGATTTCAGCGTCACTGGAAGGCTCTCGTGACGTTACAGCCACTATTGGACACGAAACCATCCACGCCCTGCGTGAGCTTGGAATGTTCAGTGACAAGGAATGGAACATCCTTACCAACAAGGCCAAGACCGAGTGGATTAAAAAGTACGACACCGAGGGTCGCTATAAGGCGCTTGGTTTGTCTGATGAAAAAATTATTGAAGAAGCTATCGCAGATGCCTTTGGTGACTGGCTTCAAAACAATCTCAAGGAACGCGGTGTCGTTGCTGGATTGTTTAACCGCATCAAGCTGTTCTTACAGAAGGTTGGTGATGTGTTCCGGGGGCAGGGCTTTACCAATAGCGAAGATGTATTTAAACGTGCGCGCACCGGAAGGCTTCAGGGTGAGCGCGTTGAGCGTACGTCCGAAGGTACACAGTTTGCCGCTCCGCAAGGAATTCCAGAAAACCTTTGGAATCTGCATCAACGGGCAGAACGCGCAGAAGCAGAAGCAAGCGGGGAAGCAGAGCTTAGAGAAGCCGCACCGGGCCGCCCCATGACTCCCGGCGCACTTCGGCGTAATCAAACAATTGCCAATCGCCGTTTAGTCCGGGCCGCTCAAGAGTTTTACAAAGGTGATGTCGAAAAGGCAATTAAGTTAATGCGGGAGATGACGTTCATTTCCGCTATTCGTCGCGCACAACGTGAACAAGATGACCGGGCGTTGCGCAGATATCAATCCATTTATCCAGAGTTGTATGAGCGTGAGACGAAGGGTCTCCAACTTGCCCTGCCGCGCACAGTTAACGTAGACGGCAAAGAACGCCCTACCGGAGTTTTTGATTCATCACAATTAAAAGTATTTCAAAACGAAGACTTTGATACTTACAGTGTTTATGGTCCAGATGATGAAAGAATTGGCCCGAAGTTTGAAACCGTTGATGAAGCGCGCGACCTAGCAAATAGTTTGTCCAAGCCAATATACCCAACTGTTGAGGGTATAGAAAACTTTTGGCGCTGGTTTGGTAACAGCAAGACTGTTAATCGTTTCGGCGTTCCGCAAGTTTGGTATCACGGTACTGCGCGCGAAATCAGTAAATTTGAACCCAAACAAGCAAAAGCAATATTTCTTACACAAGACCCAGAGTTTGCTGAAGGTTTTGCTTCTGGTTCAGAGAGGTTTATGATAAGGAATGCCACAAAGTTTGTTGACGAAAAAATTGTAGAACAGGCAATTCGACGCGGAATTTCCAATGCCGTTGCTGACGGTCAGGTAGGTCGCGCCGCCGCGAATGATTGGCTTAAACACAGAAATGAATGGCAGACGAATGAACTTTTAACTGGCGCTCTTATGTCCCATATGGGCGACTATGTATTTGATGAAATTAAAAAAGAACTGCCATCTGGTCAAAACATCATTCCTATATTTGTCCGTGCCGAAAAACCATTTGATTACCATAATGAAGGACACATTGATGACTTGACTGCTTGGGTAGAGTCTTTGGACAAACAAAATCCTGCGCGCAAATTCATCCTTAAAACTATGGATGAAATTGAAAATGGCGCGTGGGACCGTATTGAATCGCCCGCTGTTCAATCCTTCTTAAAGGAACGCGGCTACGATTCTTTCTTTGTTTCCGAAGGTGGCAAAAAGAATCTTGCAGTTTATGACCCGAACCAGTTGAAGTCTGCCGTTGGTAACACGGGTGCGTTTAGCCGTGACTCCGGTGAGATTCAATATGCCCTGCCGTTAAGTAACAAAGAACGTGATGACATAGTCAAGCGCGCGAAGGGCGACCTTGAGCTTGGCGCGCAAATGATTCGTTTTGCCAAGAACCTGACGCCAACAGAACGTAGCAAGCTAACCCGATTCTCAGCAGTCAAGATGATTGATTTGCTTGGAACCTTCCCAGAAGCTGATGAGTACGCTGCCGTTGCTTACGCTGGCCGCGCCAAGCGTGGCTGGTATGAAAACTCTGCAAAGGCACTTGTTACCGTGTTTGGTAATGATGCCCCGCGTTTCGCTGCGCTACTTGCCGCGCTGTCGCCCCAGTGTTCCGTCCAGACAAACCTTTTAAACGCACTCAATCTGTGGAAGAACTGGACCGCAGCAGGCCGTCCGTTGGAACGCAGCAAAATCATGGAGATTGCCGGTCGTTCGGTTCAAGGCGACAAGGGCGAAGAGTCTGTTCTTGATGCGTGGAAAAACAACTCTGTGCGGGCGCTTACTTCCAATGACTTGAGCAAACTTGTTATCTCCGGCCCGAAGGTCAACTCGTTCTTCCAGAACCTTATCGGTGTAACCGAAGAAGTCACAAACGATGCTTGGATGGCTAACTTTGCATTTGTTGACCAGAAGCTGTTTAGTGGAAGTTTAAACAAAAAGGGTACCGAACCCGGTAAGAAAGCCGGGTACCTAACTCAAAGTTTTATTGTTCGCGAAGCAGCAGACCGTTTAACCAAACTGACTGGCGAGAAGTGGACGCCCGCAGAAGTTCAGGAAACCGTTTGGTCGTGGGCAAAGGCATTGTATGAAGGTGCTGAAGGTGAAGGCGTTAGCGCCGCTCAATTCCTTAATGATGGCAAATTAACGGGCGAACTTATCAACAGCGTTCCTGACTTCAATGGCTTGTTCTTTGACGAAGTCTATGAATCTATTTTGCGTGAGGCAGGATATGGAAAACAACTTGACGAACTTGTACAACAGCGCAACCGAAATCGCGCAGAACTATCAGAAGAAGAGCAAGGGCTTGGCGGCAAAACAGAACCGTTTGGCCCAATTACTCAAAAGAAACTTGAACTCAGGGCAGCAAACAGGCTTGACCGACTTAAAGAACACAGGGTCTTTGAAAAAGTAAAGAAGTCGAAAAAGGCAAACATAAACTTTGAGGTTGCTCCAGACCCTGACGACATTGGTTTGACCACGGCTTGGAATTCACTTGACGAAGATTCAAAGCGTGGCATTAGCCAACGTGTGATGCAAAAAATTCTGCCCAAGGTCATGGAGATGTTGGGCGTAGATGGTTTGGCATTTAGCCAAGTTGGTTCTTATGGAAAAGATACCAATCCTTCTTTCTCGGTGAAGATGAAGAAGGGTGATACTTTGAATTTTACTAAGTATCTTGGTTTTGTGTTTTTACAAAACGAAATGGCTGTAATGAGTCAAACCAAGTTTAGTGGCAGTGGTTTGGTTGGCGCTGTTACCGTTGACGTTGGCAATGCAGAACAAGAACGAATTAAACAAATTTACGAAACGCTGCGTGAAATTGAAGTAAACGGAGAACAGCCGGTTAGTGGACAGTCAACCATTAACGGAAACATGGTCATACTTAATTACTCTGATGTAGATACCAAAGAGTTGGCCGACCTCATTGATGCTAAACTTGGTAACAAGTTTGGGGTCAAAACAACCACAATTTACGCAGCATATCCATCAAAATCGGAGTACAACTATGCCAGTCCGGGAGATGACCCCAGAGGAAAAGAACGAAATATTCGGGAACGGGCTCGTGCTCTTCGGGCAGAAGCCTCCGGAGAAATTCTTGCAGAAATTCAAAAAGCGGGTATCCGAGTCGAACAACGAGACATTGGAACCGAACTTCACGACGCCGCCAAGCAAGACGCCCTAGATGATTTAAACAAAGAAGCATCTGCTGGTCCCAACGAAGGGCTGTTTGCAGTTCCGTTTAAGAACTACGATAGTGCGTCGTATGCGCTTGACAGTATCGTCAAGAAAGTACCGACCATTACCCGTGATATTTCTGACCGAATCAATCTGACCGGCACTTCAACCAGCAAGACATTGTGGAAGTGTTTGACGCTGGGTCAGCTAGCAGAGGTCACGGGTAAGTGGTTCCCGCAGATTAAGAAATTTAAACAAATCATGGATGAGATGTTTGGTTACCGCGACCATCTCGTCTATGGCGCTGCGCGTATCGCAGAAGAATGGCAAACCCTGACTGCCAAGAATGGCAAGATTGCAAACGCAATGTCTAACGTCATGCACGATGCCACCATCAATGGCTTTGACCCAGACATCGAACGTCGCAAGGACATTCAAACCAAGAAGGTTATCGAACCCAAGAACGATATTGAGCGTGACATCCAACGTCGTTACGACCAGCTTCCGGCTGAGTACAAGGCTCTGTACAAGAAGGTCAGAAATTACTATGGCTGGCGGATGTCCGAGTACATGAAGTTACTTGAACAGCGTATCGAAGATGCGGTTCAGGATAAGAACAAAGCCCGTGAAATGGTGCAGCGTTTAAAAGACCGCTACGAAACCGGGCGTGTTGCCGGGCCGTACTTCCCGCTATCCCGGTTCGGTGACTACTGGGTATCGTTTAAATTAAACGGCAACCCTGAGTACCATATGTTTGAGAACGAAAAGGAACGTGACCGTTTCTACGTTGAGATGAACAGCAAGGGTGCCACTGATTTAAACAAGGGCTACAAACTGTCTGACATCTACGGCAACAACAAGAATACGTTTGGCTTTGTCAAAGACATCATGGAAAACATCGAGACTGGTAAGTCTGTCGGTGAACTCAAAGATGACATCTGGCAAATGTATCTGCGTCACTTGCCGGAAGTTTCGATGCGTAAGCACTTTATCCATCGTAAGAACATTGCCGGTTACAACACTGACGCGCTTCGCGCATTCCAAACCAATACCTTCCACGGTGCCTACTACATGGGCCGTTTAAAGTATTCGGGCAAGATTGCTGACGCACTCACTGAAGCTGCTCATGTGGCATCCCGTGAAGTAGATAACGAAACCAGAACAAAGGCTCAAGCCCTTGTTGAAGAACTTGGTCAACGTGAGTCGGCGATGATGAATCCGTCGGACTCAAACTGGGTTACACAACTGGCCGGTTCGTTTGGATTTATGTACTACCTTGCTACCCCCGCTGCGGCAATGGTCAACCTTACACAAAACTTCTTGGTTGCCTTCCCTGTCATGGGTGGACGGTTTGGTTACAACCGCGCCGGTAAGGAACTGTCGCGGGCGATGAAGCAGTTCACGACATCGGCACAGTTCAAGAAACAAGAAACCGCTTACAACACGCTGACTTCGGCATTTGATGTGCGCCGTACTTTGGAGCAACTTCAGAAGGAAGCCGCTTCGCCCGCAGATAAGAAGCGTTACGAATATGAACTTAAAGCCATTGAAGACTTGTATTTAAACGGAAGCATTACGCGCTCACAGGCTATGGATATGGCTGGCGCGTCTGATAGCGTGACCCAAGCCGGTAACGCGCTTCAAACAACCAACAAGTTCTTAGGTATGGCATTCCACGGAGCTGAAGTGTTTAACCGCACTACAACCGCTCTGGCGGCTTACCGCATGGCTATGCAAGACAACGCGCATATGCCGTTTGAACAACGTCATGCCAAGTCAGTTGCAACTGCTAGTGAAATCGTTGAGAAGGCACACTTCAACTACAGCTCTGCCAACGAAGCGCCTGCATTTAAATCACTTGGTTCGGCGGGTAAAGTTCTATTGATGTTTAAGAAGTATTCACAAGCAATGACTTACCTTCTTGTGAACGAAACCAAGTTGTACGGCAGCTACTTGAAGAACAAGTTTGCTGGTACACCTATGGAAGCTGAGGCGGTTGCCAGAGCTAAAGAAGCGCGTAACACGATGCTGGGCATCCTTGGTATGACCGGAACCTTTGCCGGTCTTCTTGGATTGCCGTATCCATTGGTTGCACTGACGATGGCTATGTTTAACATGACCTTTGGTGGCGATGATGACGACGAATACTTTGACGCTGAAGCGCGGTTTAAAGACTGGCTGGCCGAGACGTTTGGTGCTGATGCCGCGATTGCTATTGCTAACGGCCCTGTGTCCTATCTGACCGGCGCAGATTTATCTAGCCGTGTTGGTTTAAATGGCCTATGGTTCCGTGACAATGGTGAGGCTAAGGATGAAGTTGCTGCTGGACAAAAATGGCTGATAGGCATTCTTGGCCCTGCGGCTGGCACAATCATGAATGTTTTTGAAGGCCAAAAACGCATCAATGAGGGTCAGGTTTACCGTGGCATTGAAGTTATGCTGCCCAGTATTCTGAAAGACGGGATGCAAGCCTATCGCCTTGGCACAGAAGGCGCGCTGTCAATGAGTGGCGACCCCGTGGTTGATGAAGTCACCAATTACGAAACCTTCCTGACTGGAATCGGTTTTACATCCAGCCGGTTGGCGCGCCAGTACAAGGAGAACGCAGAGGTCAAGGGCGCGGAAACTCGTATAAACACAGAGCGCAAACGCATTCTGGGTCGGTTCGCACTTGCACTCAATAACGATGACTATGACGCTATGGATGAAATCCAAGCTGACATCGAGGACTTCAACCAAAAGAATCCGGAAGTTGAAATCACCTACGAAACACTTCAGCGTTCGTTACGTTCGCGTCAAGAAGCAGAGGCGGAAACGGAACACGGCATCCGCATTGGCAAGAAGCTGAAGGGCCGACTGTCAGAACATCGTTATCTGGAAGAAGATTAAGTTCTGTTTACACGAACGAACGGGCAACTGAACTCGTTCTTCGGGTACTTCTCTTCGTAGATGTGTTGGATGAATTGACAATCATCCTGTGAGTCAAATGTGTTAATCCAATACACCTGACCGGCATGGAACATCAACAGATTGAACCAGATGTAGAACTCCATTTATTTCACCACCAATCGTTTGGTTTTGAAAAGATGAAGCAGTGTCGCTTCATGCGCCTTTTGCCATAGGTCAATGCGCTCTTCTTTTGACAGCTTGGAGCCTTGGTCAATCTCGTGATGGCAACGACTACATAGGAAAGCTATGAAGCAGTCGTGTGCCTTGATGCTCATGCCCTTGCCGTGTCGGCTTTGATTAGAGTGGGCTGAAACTATTGTGCCGTCATCAGCCCCGCAGTTCATGCAGGGCTGGCCTTCGGCTGAGTCGGTGAGTTTTTTGTTGCGGTAGTTCAATGAACTGTTGCGGCTTCAACTTCAGGATTGCCGAGCCAGAACACGGGTTTAACCACGCCAAACCGCTTGCTCCAATCCATCGTGCTTAAAAGATTGACGGCTTCTGTTTCATCTAGACCTTCGGCTGCAAACTTTTCAAGGCAACGGCCCAAGTCGTATACAGGCAACAGCACATCTTCGTAAATAGAAAAGCCCATAAAGGCGTGGGAAAGTTCAGGAGCAACCAGTCCATCAGGAGTCGTATTCATTTAAACACCTCAAATCCATTGTTGACGTTTCTTGTCTGACATGGGGACGTACTTGCCAGACTTTTGCTGAAGGCGGCACTTAGCGCACCATCTCGTCAAGCCTATCATCTTTACTTTTCTTTGTATGCCACCCGTCACAAATCGGGCAGCGGTAAATTTCAAACATCACCGAGTGGAATGCCGACGAACGGTCTGCGTATTGTTGTGCGGCTTCTTCGTTTAAATGGCGTAGCTTGCTTTTACAGGCTGACTTCTTGCTCAACTTTTTGACCTTCTAACTTTTCGATTGCATTTACAAGCATAGCGTTAAAGCCGCGCTCCAACAAATACAGGCGACCTTCTTCATCAACATCAAGACTGACAATCAAACCATTGGGCGTTTCAAAACAATCAATGACATTAAGTTTCATTTGATAATCTCCACGGGGGTCCAAGCAGCAAGGTTGATTGCGTTGCCATCTTTGTCTGTGCAATAACTGTAAGCACCATCCAAATGATGGAATTTAACCTCAAGATATTTTCCGTTGACTTTTTTGTATTCGTCATCGAGAACGCGAATCATTACATCACTCGGCGCTTGGTAAAGTTTGATTCTCATATTCAGCCTCAATCAATGCCTTCAATTCTTTTACTTTTTCTTCACCAGCAAAGTAATCAAACACAACCCATAGTGCTTCTTTGAGTTTTTCATTCCATTCAACATCTTTTTCGTTGAAGTAAATATCTGTATAGCAGTATTTGATATGGTCTCCCAAAGCCCGAACCATAATTAAATCAAACGTATCGTCATCCATTTCAAGGGTCACTCGCATTTGCAGCCTCCGCATTTAGGGTCGTTGTGGTCTTTCCGGTATTCACATTCCATCGACATAACAAACGGAATTGTTTTCATTATTCGCCTACCGTCTTCCGTCCAGCCTTCTTGAACTTGCAACGTTTCATGTAACGGCGGGCGGTTATAGCAGCCGTATCTATTCACTTCTTTCCCCCAATCAAAGTCATAAGTTCACGCAGCGCATTTGTTGCTTCCTTGCCGCGTATTTCTTCACGCTTCATTAGTGCTTCTGCTCTGTCTGCTGATTTGTATTTCAGTAACCGTCGTGCTTCGCACTCAAGCGCCCAGTCCGGACACCAAGTACAGACCTCCCTGCCGCCAAAAAGTTTCACCAAACTTTCCGGCTTGCAGGATTTATTGCAGTTTATGGCAGTCTCCAAGTGGCGCATTCGCTGGCAGTCCACTGTTTAACCATCACGATTTCACCACGCTTACGCATCTGATTAAGGATGGCTTTGATGGTTGTGTACTTACCTTTAAGCGCGTCATAAATCTCAATGGTGGAAACTTCTTCGTCAGCATCGCCAAGGAAATTAATAATCTTTTCCCTTACGGTATTACCCCGCACCTTATATTTGGCATCAGGGCTACCGCTCATTGCGTAACCTTCTACAACTTGTTTTGTTGTGTTTTGAAAATTGATATGTTTCGGTGACAACTCAAACAACAAAGCGAGGTTCATTATTTATCCTTGTTGGAATTCACTTGATAGCGGAAATAATCTTTTCAAGTTTTCCCTGCGATTGCAGCATCGCCAAACGCTCAAGGCTTTCTGCAAGGCGTTCTGCATTTTCTGCAATCTTTGCTAAGTCTGCACCATTTGCAATGCCATTAAATTTTGAAATTGCCGAGCCAAGTTTTTCGGTTGCATCACGCATTTTGCGGCTTGATTCAGTCATTGATTCAGTTGATTTGCTCGCCGTAGAAACCATTGTATTGGCCGCTGCGGTAATGGCAGAAGTAACGTCAAAGATTTCTTTTTGTGCTTCATTAAGTGCAGTCATAAATACTCCCACGGGTTCTGTTTTTTTTAAAAACAATTTAAAATTTGATGGGTTCATCAAAAAATACTGAACATACTCGGAAGAAAAAACTCCAGAGTCAGAGTAGCCCTGACTATTTATGTTTCTAATTTGACCAGCCGTTGCTTTGACGCAATTTTCTGGAAATCTAATAGCCATTTAAACTCCTTGGTGCCAGAGGCCGGAATCGAACCGGCACAACCTGTTACGGTTTGCAGATTTTAAGTCTGCTGTGTCTACCGATTTCACCACTCTGGCTTTGACTTATTCTTTGACGAAAGCCCCGCCTTCGACCATGCGGCCTTTGCGGTCTTTGATTTCAAAGTACGCACACTTTAAACAGAACGCCGTTGATAGCTTCATCATCTGGCAGTAGATGATTAAACAAACTAGAACATCACCAACGCCATCGACAACGCCCTCAAGGTCGTTCTTGATTTCGGCATCACAGAGTTCGCCAAGTTCACTTACGGCCTTCAAAAGTTGCGCTCGCGGGGATGAGTGAGCGGTGATTTCACGGTCATTTGCCCACTTCTGTATAACAAGTTCAAGTTCCTCAAAAGTCACTGTCTCGCTCCTTCAACATTGCATCTGCAACTCTGTATGCCCACGATGCAATCTGATATTCATTACCAGCGTCACCCCTTGCTACAAGACCCTGCATTGCCAATGCCGCAAAGACATCGCGCATTTCTTCATTCGTCATGTATTCCATGAGCTTCCTCGATGAGTCTGGTTAACTGAATCGTCCAGTCACGGGCAGACATATCAACCAATTTAAACAATCCGTTGATTTCCTTGGTCGTTAAGGCTGGCCTGATTTTTTGTTTGGCTTTCAATGATTCGACCCATGCCTTCTTCCAACACAAGGCGAATGGGCCGCTCATTGGGTAATGGTCGCGGACAAGTGTTTTAGATTCACACCACTCGTTCCACTTCCGTTCCATCATTGCTTGATTCACCCTTGCAGAACCTTCATGGCATCAATCGTTGCTTGAAGTTTGGCAATCGTCTTGTCCTTTTCTGCAATCAACGAATTAAGGTTTTGATAAAGATTGGCGCGCTCTTCCGCATCGCGGTACATAGCACGAATCAGTTGGTTGCTGATTTCAAATTGACGCTGCATAAAGTCACTCATCTTTTTTCCTTTCCTCAAGAATCCATGCGCGGGCCATACGGCTGCAATGTTCAATCTCCAGCAGAAGCTCCCATGCTTGGTTAAATTTTCTTTCGTTTAAACTGTCATGCGTGTGACGCTCAAGCGCACAAATCTTTTGAAGCTGGTGTGACCAGTCATGAAACGGAGTAGTCATGGACAAATTTCCTGATTTTTTCGTCAAGCTCTGTTGGTGTCAGAGTGATTGGGTGTGCTGCTTCAGCAAGCAACCACATGGCGTGTTCCCAAATTGGGTTGCCTTGCAGTTCGCTAAATGCGCGGGCTTCATCATCATTTAGCATGGAGTGCCTCAATGCCATCTGCGAGTGTGTCTGCCAATGTCTTTCGTGCCTTGCCTACCAAAAGACTGTTGGCTTCCGTGTTTTCCAAAACCAAATCGCGGGCACTAATCAGTCCATCATTGAACCCCTTGGAATAAGCATTGTTTCCTGCGACCGCATTAGCAATGGCATTCCGGATGAACTCAGACGCACCACGCGCCTTGGCAATGTTTCTGATTTCTTCGATAAGGTCTTTTGGAAGATAGACCGAATACGGCATCAGACGCTGGTCGATTTCCATTCTTCGTACTCCCCAACAATTTGTTTAAATGTATCTGCCGCTTCGACGTTGCTATCAAGTTCTGCACGGCTAGTGATGGTGCAGGTTTCCTTGAGGAACGCTTCGGCAGAACGTTCGGACGCATCCCAAGCCAGACCCGACTCCACCAAGAACTTCTGGAACAGCGGGTCTTTACACAGAATTGCGGCACGGTTTGACGTTGTAGGTTCGCGGCGCTTGTATGGCTTCTCCGTATCGTCGATACGCACCATGACAACCTGATACCGCGCCCCAACAAAATCTCGGAGCAGATGCTCCGGAATCTCGTCGGGATGAATGCACAGCGTCAAGACATAGCCGGTCTTGTCCTGCTTGATTGCGACCTTTACGCCCTCAAACTGGATAGTGTCCACCGAAAAATTTCCCGATAAGGATTAAAAGGTTGCCAATCTTCGTACCGCGCGGTTTATTGCCCGAACGGTAAATTCCGTTGATATAGGCAATCGCTTCGGGCGAAAGTTCCTTCTTCGGCCTCAACTCAGCGATGCCGCCCTTCTTCTTCTGGTACCAATCACTGGTGTAACGCGCCACGGTACTCTCCCCGATGCCGGTGATTTCGGTAATCTGTTTACACGTCAAACCTTGCTTACGCAGTGCCATCATCTGTTGGACTTGCGAAACATTCAAACGCTTGTTCGGCGTGTGCTTAAGCCCAAGGGTCTGGGATTGCATCTTCCTTCTCCTTCTTCGGTTGGAACGGTGCGCTTGCTCGCAGTGAAAAGAACTCACCCTTTGCGCTTTGGCGAACCCAAGCGGCAAGCTCAATCTTTATGTCACCATCCGCATCACGCGGCAGCGACTTAATAAGGTCTGCACTAATCAACAAGTCACCACCAAAGTCGGGTGCCTTATCGCTAGTTTTCTTGCGCGAAAAAAGTGCGCCACTGTTTACATACTTCATTGCTTCGCCTCCAATTCGGCACCACGCCGTGTAAAGTCTTCCTTAATGCGTTCAGCCTCACCCGCATCATGTTGTTCCAGCAACTTCCATGTATTACGGTTGATTGTGTAGAACTGACGTAGGTTGTAGATGTCGGTGGTTGCATCAATAAATCCCCTGACGATGTCACCAACTTCTTTAACAAACTCTGATTTCTCACTATCTGAAGGTTGAATTACCCAAGGCTTGGGGTTGGCCTTCACCTCTGGCTTAGGGGTTACCTTCACCTCCGGCTTTTGCGTCGCTGGCGCGGCCTTTGGTGCAGCCTGAGGGGCATCCCCAGTTTCAACCTCTGGGTCATCACCAGTCGCAAGCTGAAGTGCCTTGAGCAGTGCGTACTTGTTGCAACCCGTCAGGGCTTTGTAAATGCCCTTGTCTCCGACGCCCTTTGAGTTACGGTCGTTGCCCGCACCAGCCATCGTGAACGTCAGGTTCTCACCCGACGGGGTGTGATAGACCGTGTAAACAACAAGGATGTTGGTGTTGCCATACTCGTCGTGGCTAACATCAGACACCGACGGGATAATAACGATGTCGTGTTCCAACAATGCCTTGCGGGTCTGCGCGACTACGTCAGCCTCGGTCACATAGTTGTAGTTCTGGAAGTCGTTGCGCCCTTTCTTCTGGACGTACCCGACTGCAATTGCCGCACCTTGAAGCGCGGTAAGAAGCTCTTTCATTCTTCCCCCAAGTAGGTTTGATACTGACTGCAAAACTGCGATACAGGGCAATAGGACTTGCAGCGTGTCCGTTCACCCTCCCTGACTTCAACGTAATGCTTGTCGTCTGGAAGCTCCGGCGGTTTGTCCCAATGAATCTTGACCGCCGACTTGCGGCCTTCCTTCATCAGCGCCCAGCAAGTGGGCTTCTCCCACATTTCTTCTGACGTACAGGCTTTCGGATTAGTTCCGACATTGACATCGACATACGCGGCTTGATGAAGGTGTACGCGCTTGTTGATGTACTCCTCCTGTTCAATCTTTCCCCATAGGCAAACCGGAATCACAACCACCGGAGCTTGCGGGTAATCGTTTACACGCTCTGCTTCACGCGCAGACCAATCACGAACGATGGCAACGATTGCCAGCGACTTCACCTTTGACTGTTTGTTCTTGTTGATTAGCCATGCGTAGCAATTCAGTTGCAGCTCCCACTCCGGCTTTTCATTCATGACCGAGTAAGCCTTCACGACCTTGTAGTCGAGAACGTCAATGCCCGTATCCGTGTAACGCTGAACATCTACTGCGCCGGAGATAGTCCAATCATTGACCGTTGCGTATAAACGCTCTTCAAGGATGTGGTCTTCGTCAGCGCCTTGCTCAAGAATCGAATGGACGGCAGAGCCAAACAACGACCAGACCATATCGGCGGCATCAGACTCAAGCTCAGACTCGTGCTTGTGCTTCAATGCCACTAATTGCGGTGGGCCAATCAGTTCGGTCACAGACAGCGCGGCATTACCCTTGGAGTAGTTCGGGCGCTCAATCGCATTGACAATCGTCTGCGGTAGGTTGTGCTTATTGGTGATTTTCATTTAGCTTCCTAGCAAGTTCCCGACGGCTTTGGTTTATCCATGCGGGGTCACTGGGTGTTGCGGCCACGGTCTGTACGATTACGGTTCCAGACTCATGCCTAAGATTGACCTTGTAATGTTTGTTCTGCTCAATCGATTCAATTGTGCAGCCCATTCGCTCGACCATCCTTTGATACTCGCGTAGTGCCTTTTTCATACTGCCCCCTTGTAAGTTCCGGTTTCGCTACTCACTTCGCACACAGTCAATGGCGCCTTGCTGTATGAACCCCAGAAGGGCTTCTCCCGCTTTCATCCCTTGCATCGCAAAACGCTTGCCACGTTATCCCTAGCCGCACCGGAAGGTAGCTAAGGTGTCCTTGACCCAAGGGTTTCGCCGAATCACGGCTCATCAGAAGGACTGCTGTACAATTGATTGGTATCGTACAACCACATTTCTCGTTCGTCAACTGTTCCAATCGTTCTCATACCATACATGGGCAAGATGCAAAGAGTCAAGGGTGCCGTAGGCGAGCGTGAAGTTCTTGCGCTGCTGAGTGAGCGGCTGGGCGTCAAGCTGGAGCGCAACCTGTCGCAGACTAGAAACGGCGGGGCTGACTGCATCCAACTCGGCAGGGTAAGTCTGGAGGTCAAGCGGCAGGAGCGTTTAAATATCACAGCGTGGTGGGAGCAGGCGGTAAAGCAGGCCGGGCCGAATATCCCGGTGCTTGCGTTTAGACAGTCACGAAAGCCGTGGACATTCGTAGTTGACTCCAATGATGTTCAACTGTTATCTTCACGCGGCCATCTGTTGCACATGGATGTTGACACCTTTTGTGCGATTGTGAGCGCGTTTGGTTGGAACCTCCCTTTGGGCGGGTAACACCGCCCAATTTTTTAGATGAGGTGGCAGTTCCTTAATACAGTGTGTCCCCCCCTTTCACACTGTGGTTCAGCCACCTCACCTAAGAGATTGTCACCAAAGGTTAATACTACGGATATAGTGTCATCATGTTCACAGGAGGAACATCATGGCATTGCCAACTTGCAGTGATGAAGAGTTCATCAAAATCTGGCGCGACATTCAAAGCGCCGCAGCGGTTTCAAGAGTGTTAAAGATTTCCGAGCGAGCAGTACACGCGCGGCGCAGAGCAATCGAAAACAGACACGGGGTGTTGCTCACTGCAACCAGTGCGATGTCCCCGACGCAGTCAAAACATTTTGACTATGACCGTGGTGTCTTGAAGTACGACATCGACAACGGCATGGTCTTTATTTTTTCTGATGCCCACTATTGGCCGGACTACATCAGCACCGCACATCGTGGTCTGGTGCATCTCATTAAGAAGTACCGCAGCCAAACGAAAGCAGTCATCTGTAACGGTGACGCATTCGATGGCGCATCCATCAGTCGCTTTCCAAGTTTAGGCTGGGAGCAGAAGCCGTCGGTCAAGAAAGAACTCGAAGCGGTGTCAGACCGTTTAGACGAGATTGTCAAGGCCGCGCCCGCTGCTCAACACTTCTGGCCGTGCGGCAACCACGATGCCCGCTTTGAAACCAAGATTGCCAACTCCGCGCATGAGTACGCCGAAGTTCAAGGCGTCCACCTGAAAGACCATATTCCGAAGTGGGTGCCGTGCTGGCGCGTTGATATAAACGAAGACATTGTTGTGCGTCACCGCGAAGCTGGCGGCGAACACGCAGACTGGAACAACGTGGTCAAGGGCGGCAAGACCATCATCACTGGACACGACCACCGTATTGGTGTGGTGCCGTATGAGTCTTACTCGGGTCTGCGGTATGGGGTGCGTACTGGAATGCTGGCCGACGATGCGTTAGACAGTCAGTTCCGCAACTACCTTGAAGCCAAGGCACCCAACTGGCATTCGGGCTTTGTGGTGCTGACCTTTATCGACGGTCAACTCTTAATGCCTGAGATTGCCCGCAAATGGGTTGAGGGCGTCATCGAGTTTCGCGGCCAGCTTATTGACGTTTAAACTATTGTTCGGGGCTTTGCTCTTCTGCATTTACGGTGATGGTTAGACCTTCTTCCTCATCATCGTAAATCCAGAGGATGCGACCGTCGTCGAGGACAAGCATAAGTTCGCCGTCTTCCACGCCAACGTCCATGATGGTGCGTCCGATGAAACTTTCGAAAATATTCATGATGTCCTCCATGAGTACATTAAAGCACACACTAACAATGTGCTGTGCATTTTGTTGACAATGTGTTTAACGGGGGTCTAGGATGGTTTTGTCTGATGTGGCAGTCAGACACTGGTGAAGAAGAAACAACCCTGTTTTGATAGGGGCTTGTGTGGTCTTAGACACGTCTTATTCTTCTTCCCCGTGTCAACGATTGCCCAAGCCAAGGGCCAAGCCTCTATCAAAGCGGGGTTTTTCTTTTGGCAGACCGCTAGGCTCGTCGGCGTGATACGGCAGGGGCTTAGGGATACGCGCACTGTGGGGTTAGGTCTGAGATGCGCGGAGGGCGGCGAAGTTAGAACCCTTGACCGAACGTCTGACGGGTGCTGTGGCTCCGGCGTGGGTAAACAGTTTGAAGGCACCTAGGGATTAGGCTAGGTGCGTTCACCAGCATGGGTAGTTATATCTATATGAGTTTGCTTAGAAATCAGGACGCCCGACACATAGATTTTGAAGCGTTCGTCGGCATCATTCCGGACAATCCAAAACTACTTCCGTCTGACCTTGACATGGTCATCGAACGACGCGGATACTTCTTGTGCGCCGAATGGAAACGTCCGAATGAGAAGTTCAGTGTTGGTCAACGACTGATGTTGGAAGCTCTTTCGAGGAAGCCTGATTGGCGTGTTTTAATTGTTCACGGTGACACCGATGGTGGGTTGAACGTAACCGGAGTTTGGTTGCTTCAAGGAATTGAAACTATCCACCTTGGGTCTACTACTGAACATCTAAAAGAAACCATTCGTTATTGGTATTCATGGGTCGAAAACAATGCCTTACGTCAACAAGAAGCGTCCGTATAAAAAAGAGTATGAACAACAAGTCGAGCGCGGAGAACATCCGGCTCGCATGAAACGTCAAACAGCACGACGTTTATACGACGCAGAGGGCATTGACCGTAAGGGAAAAGACATCGACCACGTTATCCCCTTGTCAAAAGGCGGCAGCAATCTGAAGTCAAACTTGCGGCTTTCTAAGCCCAGCACAAACCGTTCCAAGAAAAACAAATGATTGAAGACGAAGTCGTTGCGCTGCTAGGTCAGCGCGACCATGCCCGTACCATTTGTCCGTCCTGCTCGCCAACGCGACGCAAAGCAAAAGAAAATTGTTTAAACATTAACCGAGTATCCGAAGGCATTGTCTGGACTTGCCACCATTGTGGCTGGTCTGGAATCGCGCCCTATAAGAGATACGAAAAAAAGGAGCCGACCATGCAAGCAGTGCCGAAGGAAGTATTTGATGGAAAAGTATTGAATGTTGACGCAGTAACCTATTTAGTTAAGCGTGGCATTTCCGAGAACACGGCTAAAGCCGCAAATGTTTACTCTGCAAAAAGATACATTCAGAAGATTGGCGGGGAAACAGATTGTGTGGCATTCCCCTACGAAAGAAACGGTCACATCGTAAACATCAAGTACCGCAGCCTGTCGCAAAAAGGGTTTTCGCAGGAATCGAACGGCGAGCAGTGCTTCTACCTCATCGAGCAGATTAAACAGGACGAACCCATCATCATCGTCGAGGGTGAGATTGATGCCCTGACCTGTATCGAAGTCGGCCTGACCAACGTCATTTCAGTGCCGAGCGGTGCGCCAATCAAAGTATCCGAGGGTAAGGTTGACCCGACTGAAGACCGCAAGTTTAGTTTTGTGTGGGACGCCCACAAGGTTTTAAACGCAACGCCTTATGTAATTCTGGCTTCCGATGGTGACATCGCTGGCACGGCATTAAAAGAAGAGCTGGCGCGACGCATTGGGAAGGCCCGCTGTCGCGTGGTCAACTACCCCGAAGGGTGCAAGGATTTAAACGACGTCCTGATGAAGCACGGCCCTGACAAGGTCAGGTCACTGGTATCAGAGGCTGAGTCGTATCCCATCGACGGCCTGTTCGGCGCAAACAACTACGAGGCTGAGGTCAGCGAACTCTACGAGAAGGGATTCGGTTCGGGCGAGTCATGCGGGTACACCAACGTCGATGAGCTGTACACCGTGGTCGCCGGTCAGGTCACCATCGTTACCGGCTACCCATCATCCGGCAAGTCAAACTTTGTTGACCAGATTATGATGAACCTTGCGATGGGCAAGGATTGGAAGTTTGCCATCTGTTCGTTTGAGAATCCCCCGCCATTACATATTGCCAAGCTGTGCGAGCTTCATCTACGTAAACCATTCTTTGCCGGTCTGACGCCGCGCATGAGTGCCGAAGACCGTTCGGAGGCTATGGGGTTTATCAACGAACACTTTGTATTCTTGGATTCGCAGAACAGCGATAACACCATCGAATCAATTCTCGACCGCGCGCAATCAGCAGTCCAACGATTGGGTGTGCGGGGATTAGTAATCGACCCCTACAACTTTATTAATCTGGAACGCGAAGGCACCGAGACAGATGCCATTTCGCGGATGCTGACCAAGGTACAAGCCTTTGCCAAGTCGGCGGGCATTCACGTTTGGTTTGTGGCGCACCCCGCTAAGATGCTGCGGCAGGGCGACGATATGCCTGTGCCCGATGGTATGAGCGTCGCGGGTTCGATGGCATGGTGGGCGAAGGCAGACTGCGGGATTACGGTCCACCGCAAGGAAGGTGTAAACGTATTGATTAAAGTCTGGAAGTGCCGCTGGCGCTGGGTCGGTAAGGTTGGCGAGACAACGCTGCAATATGACAAGGCGACTGGCACCTACTATCAGGATGTCACGTTCTAAGTTTAAACACTTTCATACAGACAAAAAAACAGGGGGCCGAAGCCCCCTTGTTTTTACTTCTTCCAGAACACAGTCTTGACATTGTCCTCGACGGTCTTCTCGGTCTTAATCCAAGCCTCAATCATCTGGTCATGAAACTTGTTAGCCAGTTCACGGTAGGACTTAGACAGCGAAGTGAAAGCAGCGATGAAGTCGAATTGCATTTGAGTCTCCTAGTTTATGTTGCAGTGCAATAATAATCCTAGTGCCCCCAACGTGCAACAACCGCATACACCACCAGAATCAACGCAGCCAGCAGATGCGGCGTGATTGATTTTCTTTTCTGTCGTTTAAATGTAGTCATGCACCGCAGTTCGGGCGGCATATCGTCAAACCCTGTAGCCTCCTTCATCGAGCGCGGTGTAAAAAAATCTTTGCGGCGATAGTTGTCGGTCATGGTGCCTCCAAAAGTAGATGCTGCACGAGGGCGGGTGGGGCTACCCCCTTACCCCGCCCCACAGAATCGCTTACAGCGCGTCTGGTGAAGCCTCAGCCACGTTCTTGGTGCGCGTTTCATTCACCTTAACCGCATAGTAGTAGCACGAGACGTTTGGACTGTCGTAGGGGTAATCATCTCCGGCTTTCATCGCCAAGGCTTCATCGTTGAATACGCCATAGAGCTTATCGTTAATAAACAAAACCCATATCCACAAATCTTCATGTTGTTCTTTTAAAGTTTCGTATTGCATTTAAACACTCCTAAATAAATGGGGGCCGAAGCCCCCGTGATTAAGCGGCCAGCTTGATTTGCTTGAATGATGCAGATGCAAGGTCGGCGAGGTCGCTGATGTAAATGTGCTGCGGAAACATGGCGGGGTTGTATCTATCCTTGCCGAGATTCTCAAAGATGCCCACGCCGATGGTGGTGATGCCGAGGTTCTGTCCAATCACGCACTGATTAAACACCTGTTCGCGAACACGACTGCCACCGTCGGTCAAGTACAAAACAATCTTGCGCTTTTCCGGACGCGCCAGCAGAGAGCGGTGCGCGAACAGCAGCGGCTCAAGGTCTTTATTGTTTTGACCGCTGGTCGCCCACGCCTCCCCAGCACGACTGCGAAACACCGAGATACCCTCACCGAAGTGCGTGATGCGGGTGGTTTTGGTGGCATATGCGTAAGTTTCAATTGAAACATTAGTGCCACGCAGTGCATCGTAAATCGCCTCGACCGTAGCAAACTCAGCCTGACAAATAGTCAAACCACCATTGCGAACGTTATCAGTAGAACCCGAGGTGTCGATAATAATCGACAGCGCAGTATCGACCCCCTCTTCTTCCTGACGGCGACGGAATACACCATCGTCGAATGAGTGACGGGCCAAAGCACCGGCGTTAATCTGACCGGCGCGGTGTCCGTTATTCCACTGCTCACGCGCTGAGCCCTCGAACAGGCGATTCAATTCGTAACGCAAGCGGGCCGGAGTTTTAATACGGGGGTATTCAAACTTGCTGCTGTCTCGGCCAGAATCAATCTGATTTTTTGAAACAGGCACTTCTTCACCAATGAACGGCTCACTGATTTTATTGAAGCGGTCATCGCTCTCACGCTGGGCGCGTTCGCTCACCGACTCGATGCGGGCATCAGGCGTCGGCTCGACTGCGGTCGGGTCAATAATGCGACCCAACCCTTCACCGTAACCATCAGGCACATCACCACCAGATTCGCCATCACCCGAATCACCAGACCCATCAGAATCATCACGCGGCTCGTCGGGCTTTTCATTCTCGCTAAGGTACTCGTCAAGCTGGGCATAAACCCACAAAGCGACGTTTAAATTATCTTCACTCGACTTGGCGGGCTTGGAAATAGCCTCGTCGAAAATGGCGGCGACCGGAGCGGGAACAGGCGGGCGAAGGTGAACATACTTGCGCGCCCAAACTGCGAGAGCGAACGGCCACTGGCGCGGGTCGGCCCAATCAATGCCAGATGCCTCTTCATAGATGTCATTCACCAGTCGAGTCAGCAGCGACTCCGAATTGGGAATGTCACCCGACGCAATAATGCGCCCTTCAATCCAGCCATCCTCCAGCGCATTCCACAATTGGTGCTTGTAATTGTGGTAGATGGATTGATTTTTGGTGTGGACAACGTGACCCGCTACTTCATGCAGGATATAACCGAGGTAGCGATTAAACGTCGCCTTGGTTACATTCTCGTCGTCGGCGATATGCGGCAGATAAACCACCTCGGTGATGTCGGTGGCTGCGCCGGTGCCGCGAAACTCGACACGGAAACTACCCTTACCATAAAGCGCGGACAGTTTCTGCACGAACGTGGTTAAACCCTGTTTGACTTGATAACCCTTGTACATAACACCCCCTTATTGAATTGAAGAAAAGAACGTCAGCGCAATCGAATCCAATGCAGCGCGGGATTCGGCGGGCGACTTGTTGGCGATGGCATTTACCCATGCGTCTTGCGGGTCGATACCGGCGCTGATTGCAGTGGCGAGTGCAAATGCCTGACGCAGTGACGGCGCGTCGATAATCTCGCCCGACTCTGTTTCCTTTCGAGCGACCGTCAGAACACGGACAATCGAATCAGCCAGCGACTTGCTGCACCCAGTCCGCTTTTGAATCAAGCCAGCCTCGACTGCGGGCGGCAGGAATTTAAACGTCACGGTGAATGGGAAGCGGTCAAGTAATGCGCTGTTCTGTTCCTGCACCCCCTTGAATCGACCCGAATCATCACGATTGCCGGTCGAATTATCGGCGGCGAATACCAGAACCCCGCTGGCACGACGGTGAGAAAATCCATCGAACGTCACAGTGGCATTCGGCTCAAGCAACGCCTGAAGGTTTGACACATTCGCCGGATTAGCAAAACCAAACTCATCCAGCAGAATCACGCAGCCAGTGCGTTTAAATGCCAGCAGGAAACTGCTGTCCTGCCAGAGTGTATTGCCATCGACCAGACCCTTGGAGCCGATAAAATCCAGCCGCTCAAGGTGGCGGTCAAAATTAATCCGGACAAAACCGCGACCAGTCCGCGCAGCAAACTGCTGGGCAAACTGTGTCTTGCCGGTGCCACGGTCGCCAGCCAGCCATAGATTCGGGGGAATCGGCGAAGCCGTAGCGGAAGAGGCATCCTGTACAACGAACGCATAACGCAGTGCATCCTCCGGCCAGATATATGAATCATCCGGAGTCGGTGCCTCTGGGTCATTGAATATATCGACCAGCCGAGGACTACCGTCGGCATTCCGAATATCAACCCCGAATACTTCAAGCGCAGTTTTGCGGTCGATAATCCGCACAGCAGTCGCCTCGGCCAATGCCTCCGGCGCACCAGCCACCGAATCGACGATTGCTTTAAACGGGGCGAATGCTTTAGCCACCGCGTCAGCAACAGCGGCGGACGCATCGACGGTCGGGACAGCGGCGCGAATATCTGCGGACAGTTTAGACACCGCAGAATCAAGCCGTGAGTTCACATCCTTGATGTTGTCGTGAACATTGGACAAGTTGCTGTCAATGTCGGCAATCGCATTTTCGTTATTTGACCGCAAGTCATAGATTATAGTTTCCAATGGCCGAATAGACCGTTCAAGAATCGACTGGGCAATAATCTCGATTTGATTCGCGGTCAGCGGTGTAGAAGGAACATAACCCGTCGAAACAGAAACAGTTGAAACAGAACCAATGGCGCGCCATTCTTTCGCCAAGTTTGCCTCGCGGTCGGCAATATATTCGGCGGTATAACCAGACCCACGCGCGGCATCGATTAGTTCGGATTTATTGAGCCGTGCCACAACATCAGCAGCGGCGGCGCGAATGCTAAAAAGAAAACCACGCAGTGCGTGGTCGTGAATGTCCTTGTAATCCATGATTTAAAACCCCCTTTTAAAATGGTGGAACCCACCATGCGACGCACCGTAATGCGCCGACTGTTGGACTCAATGAATAGTCAGGTGAACATCACACACGCCGCATTTAAACCGTGCAGCAGTGGCGGCGGCGAGAGAGGCGCGGGCAACGGCACCACACTTGGGGCACGACAGCTTCCGCAGTCGCGTGGTCTGCTTGGTTTTACCGGACACATCGAGAGCGGCGTGTGGATAATCACCATCGATGGCGACCCACCGCTTGATTTTGGCCTCGAAAGCCGGAGCGGCTGTAGTCGCGGTCAGCTTGCCTTGCAAACCAATAGCACGGGCGATTCGACCAAACTCACGACCGTGACCCTCCGGAATACCGACGGCGGCGTGAACCAATTCATGCGCCAGAACAGCGGCGACCGTGACCGAATCGGCATTAACCGGCGAAATGAAAATCTCGTAATGCCCGTCAGCCGAATTGGCCTTGTCGTGAATCTCACCAATAACACGCGGCGAACGGAGTCGAGTACCGCCACCTGATGGGAATCCGCAGGTGACGCGAAAAGCCGGAAGCGGTACGCCAAGGGCGTCGAATTCCGGAGCCAGATTATCTGCGATTGAACGCAGCCAGTTTTGCCGAGCGATGTCAGACATGGTTTAAAACCCCCTATTGGAAAGATATGCGACGGTGCATATCACTCAGCCGCCGATAAAGCGGCTGAATGGATACACAATCAGTTTCTAAATTGTTGGAGGACACACTCCCTGCTATCTGGTTTTGCCCGTGCCGGTTATTCCGGTTCTCAGTGCCATCCCCAGACACGACCATATCGTGGGCCGTTCACCACACCAGCCAACTGCAAGCAGCAATCGCACGGTGCAACACTAAGAGTCATCAGATGGCGCAGAGTTCCACAACGTTTAGACTAGTTGTGATTTGCCTGTGCAAACAATCACTTAGCGATAGCGTTTACACGGAACCCGTGTTGCTGGGCGGTTTCGGCTGGGGCTGGGGTGTCAGGTCTAGGCGTGGAGTAGCGGCTTCCCAGCTGTACGAAAACACCCTGTTTTTGACCCCTTTTTTGGGGTGTAAGCCTTTGATTGCGTTGAGGAATCGACCGTTTTTTTCTGGGCGTCGCCGCTCTGACGTCATCGGTTTGGTGTCGGCGGCGGGGCTGGCGAAGCCGAATAGCTTGTCTGGTGTATATGAGAACTTGCACCCAGTAATAAAACCACCTATATTCGGAGCCGTTTAATCAATTCCTATTTTGTACCCTATGAATCCGCCAAAGAAACTGACTAGGAAACAGATAAGTGAGGCACTAGACCAGATGCCTATTGGACACCTGTTGGCTGGGTCGGCGGGGCGGGAGCTTACTGCGAAGCAGAAACAGTTTGCGCGGTTAATAGCTCAGGGAAACACAGGGGCATCAGCATATCGTATGGCATATAACACTAAGAGCAGCAAGAAAACCCAAGGTGACGCAGCCAGTAGAGTAAAAGCTGACGCCAGAGTAAGTGCTGAGATAGAACGTTTAAAAGCACTGCAAGAGATACGGGAATCGCAATCCCCTGCACAAATACGCCAAACAGTGATTGAACGCTTACAGCTAGAAGCAACAGATTCAACGAATCCACCGGCTGCGCGTATCAGGGCGCTGGAGCTATTGGGCAAGGTTACCGAGGTCGCGGCATTCACTGAGCGGCGGGAACAGACCGTGGTTCACTCTAGCGAAGCGATTAAGGCACAGATAATGGACAGGCTGAAAGCCATCACCATCGACGTAGTGCCAGTAGAGCAAAGCACCGAGGCATTATCCCTAGCAGCGGAATTAAACGCAGCAGACGACGCCGTAGAAGGCGACAGCACTATGGATGACGGTTTAAATGGGCTGGATGGCGACCCCACGGTACCCGTACCCCCCGCTGGGGAATTGGAGTCCCTGTGTGCGGACGTACATATCACTCCGCATGAATCATCAGTCACTTCTCATGAATCATCATAGAAGTCCTCATATCACACTGTGTGATACCACCTGTAATAGTGTGATACCACCTGTAATAGATGAGGGGTACCCCATAACATGATTTATCTGGCTATTGTTGTAGCTTTGTACTTACAGACCCACCCCCTTGCTTTTTGAAACAAAAATGGGTGGGGGGGTATATTTTTTAAAAATCACGCTATGAAAATTAAACTGTTTGGGCATAGGTTCATTTTGAAATGCAGGTTTGACAATCAACGAAAGATTCGCTGGTTGCCTTCTTTGTTCTTGTGTCACATCTACAAGGTTGGACAATGACTCCCAGACAGAAGGAAGTTTTTTTGGTGATTGATGAATGGTGGAAGAAGTATGGGTATTCACCGTCTATCGATGAAATCATGTACGTCCTTGGTGCTAAGGGTCGTGGCAACATTCATCGCATCGTCAACCGTCTGGTGGCATTAGGTGCTGTAAGAAAACAGAACAAGAAGCAAAGAACTGTTCGGCCTATTGGCGTTAAGTTCAGGAGTATTGAATGAAGATTGTTTTCTTGATGATGCTGTTGTGGGCATTGATGATTTTGTATAAGCCATGACTGACCTTAGTTCTATTGTTTCCCAGATAGGGCTACTCCCGCCCGACGAACAGGAAGCGATGTTGAAGATGCTTTCTGAGTACACGGATGCGGCTGAACGCGAAAGATGTCAGAAGTCATATCTGACGTTTGTTGACAAGATGTGGCCCGGATTTATTTCTGGACGACATCACAAGTTGATGGCAGACAAGTTTGAGCGGGTAGCTAGGGGCGAACTTAAGCGACTCATCATCAATATGCCTCCTAGACATACTAAGTCGGAGTTTGCTTCATACCTGCTCCCGGCTTGGTTTTTGGGTAACTATCCAAACAAAAAAGTCATTCAGACATCACACACCGCTGAACTGGCTGTAGGTTTTGGTCGTAAGGTCAGAAACTTAGTCAACTCTGATACCTACAAGAAGGTATTCCCTGACGTTGCCCTACAGCATGACTCAAAGGCGGCTGGGCGTTGGTCAACCAATCACGCTGGTGAATACTTCGCTATCGGTGTCGGTGGTGCTGTAACGGGTAAGGGTGCTGACCTTCTCATCATTGATGACCCGCATTCTGAACAAGAAGCCAAGTTAGCCGCTTCTGACCCCGGCATCTTTGATTCTGTGTATGAGTGGTACACATCCGGACCGCGTCAACGTCTACAGCCGGGCGGGGCGATTGTGATTGTTATGACCCGTTGGTCATTGAAGGATTTGACTGGTCGGGTTGTTCAATCGTCTATTGAGGATGAAAAAATTGGCGAATGGGAAGTTATTGAACTACCGGCTATTCTTCCATCTGGAAAGCCTTTGTGGCCCGAGTTCTGGTCTATCGAAGAACTTGAGGCATTACGGCAAGAACTACCGTTATCAAAATGGTCAGCGCAGTATCAACAAAAGCCGTCTGGCGAAGAAGGCGCGATTGTTAAACGGGAATGGTGGAAGATTTGG